GTCGATGGCGGGACCGTTTTCGAACCAGACGTACCAAGCCTCGTGGAAGAAATCGTAGACCAGAGTCTTTGGAGAGAGCGAATCCCCGTAAGAGAACCGAACCTGGTTGGCGTTCTCCACGAGCACGCTGGAAGTAAGAGTACCTCCCGCCGCAGAGAAGAACGTGGTCGTCTCCGTCTCGACCGGGGCACCGATGTACTGAACGTTCAGACCACGGTCGAGCAGGTAGATGCCCTTGTCCGAAAGGAACGTGACCCCAAATGGTCCTGACACCACGGAGTTCCGGTTCTGGCAGCCAACGTCCGAAGAGATGAGCACTGGACCGAGAAAGTCCCCACCCTGCCCCGTGTTGTTGGGTCCGTCTCCGGCGATGTAGAAGATCTTGCTTCTGGAGAACGCGATCAGCTTGTCGTCCATTGCAGCGAGGGCTGTCAGCCGATCAGTCCCAGAAGGCACTCTGATCGTCAGGTTTCCGTTGAACTCAGGACCGAGACCCTTCTGGTTAAGCTTCGAATACCAGACCTCAGTCTGGTCTTCTCCTGATATGCCCCAGAGGCGGTTGTTGCAGTTCTCAAGGTCGATGAAGGATGGAGGGCAGAGGTTCCCGAGTATTCCGCCGGTCGTATAGAGAAGGGGACGGAGTGTTAAGGGATTTGGAGCAGGTATGTCATACAATGTATCGGAATAGAATATTTCGGACTCTGCTGGAGCAGCCATTGGATTTGGTTGAATAACTGCTACCTGATAAAAGATGTCCCCGCTCCCTGGCGTTCGATATATCTCACAAAGCAATCTCCTGTTCGACCCGCCGTTGATGGCCGAAGGAGGGGGGAGATCTAACGTAAGCTCTATGGAAGAACAGTAGTTAAGTAGTGGAGCATTGATGACTATCGACCCCATCGAGGATGGATTGCTTCTGTGAACATTACCGTCTGCATCATTGTATGACCAGATAGCTACATATTTGAATGTTCTATTCTCAAAGTAGCCCGCAGGCAAAGGTCCAAATGTATCAACCTCTAATATAGTACTTATGCGGGGAGCAGTGTGCGGTATGACCTCGGCAAGATACTCGCCGTCGTAACAGGAGCAGACGCCGCCTGAGAACACGGATAGATCGGACAAGCCCGCCGTAGACAACGGATCAACATTGAGATCAATGGTTGCAAGTGATATTGCTGTTTTTTGAGTAGTCCAATCCGCGATGGCGAGTGGAGTCGGCTTATATCCATCCAGTAACACTTGCACGAAGGACGAGACAAAGCGGTTTGAGCTGATTGGAGCAACGGAGCGTCCGTTTCCTCTAAACGCTGTAGACGTTGGCCAACCGGTGTCAATCGAATCCTGGAGCACCCTGGCAAACGGCTTAAGTGCCGCAGTCGTGACAGCTCCTATTACGTACTCAAATGTTGAAACAAGAAGGCAGACTGGAGTATTGAACTCATCAAGAGTAATGATCGAGACGCAAGGGGTGTTTTCAATCCCCTGGAACGCTTTCGAGTTTAGCATCCAATGGTACTGAATACCTTGAGTGCCGACTGGAGCACCGACAGGATCGAGGCCACTCCATTGAATCATGCGATTCGTAGGGATAGTCCGGCCCATGGAGGAAAACAGCATCATGGACCCAGCCGCCGAGTTCTGGCAGATAGTTATGCAAGGGGCTCCGATATATGAAGCTCCAGCAAAGGCTGTGCGGTCGGCTGAGTAAATATATGTCCCAGCACTGGCCGCCGCGTAAGCGTCGTCACAGTAAAACGTATGAACCAGTGGAACGCCCGGCGCTCCAGAGGCATTCGCGACCCCAAACATTACCCTATTGAGCGTCGTGTTGTGGAAGACGGTTCTGCCAAACTCAGAACCTCGAATCCCGCCGAATGGACCAAGCGAGTTGGTCACTACTCCTGCGTCACTGATTCGGTGAACGTGAGTTGTGAATGTTGCTTGAGTGGTAACGATCAGATTGCAGAACGCGCTCGAAGAAATAGAGTGAGTCTCAAAACCGTCGCATGGTCCGACACCTAGAGCTACAGCTGCACCGACAATGTATGGTGGCCCATTGCAGTCGATCACTGAGCAGTAAACGTCTGTAATGGTATTCGTACCAAAGGCCAGGAAGTATCGGTCGCTCACGGCGGCGATCGTCGGAAAACTCCCGAGCCCTGGAATGATAACCGGATCAAGAGTGTTCTCTCCAGTTGCTGCGTTCTTGATCGATACCCAAGTATTAGCTGTGTTTGACGTTACCCAAATAGTAGCGATCAGGGTCTCCCCAGAAGCGTTGGTGAGGCAGGCAATGTCCACGTACTGGATGTTTTCGTCTTGCTTGTAGGCTCCAACTGTTGTCACCTCGCAAGGGATCGGACCGCTCGTGTTCTTTTGTCTCCAAGTCGTTCGGTCGAGGGCATAAGGCCCGCTCTTCGTAAGCGCGGTCAGTTGGCCGTGGTGATCGAAGATCGAGTTGGGGTAGACACCCGTGGTGTCCAGGCCAGTAATGGCGATCGAGCTGTACCCGTTGCGCTTCTGGATCTGACCCGTCTTCTTGATCTCCAGGTTCGAGAGCGTCATCAGAGACGGGGAGTCCACGAGCTGCTCGGTCGTCTTCTGATCGATGCCTCCGGCCAAAGGGATATCCACGATCTGTTTTACGAGGCCGGGTTTCGCCATCAGAACACCCAGACCGTGCCGGTGATGGGAGTCCCCGCCCCGCCGCTGGAGGCAAGGCTGATAAACCGCTCAGGATCGACCGTAGAGGACTGCACGACCAAGTGGACTACTGTTCCGTCCCCGTTGATGAGAATCGCCCCCTGGGGCTTCCTGCCCAGGTTATGGGCTATATCCGTAGCTGCTCCAAGAGCGGAGACCTGAACGGTTGCGCCTTGGGCAATCGGAGAGGGCTTGTCGGTGGCTGCGCGAGCGTTGTCTTGGATCCGATTGATCGTGGTGTCCTTGGTCTGGAGCTTTACAAACTTAGGGTTTGCCATCAGTACTGCCTCCCGTGCGTCAGGTTCACGTCAACGATGGTATCGGGGAAGTTATGGTCTCTGGCTTGAGCCAGCGATTGGATGCGGCGCTCGATCTTGGCCCTGCGGAGCATGAGGGCCGTTGGGTCCGACTCTTCTTTCTCCATGAGCTTGATCGCTACGTCCACGGGCACGAACTCCTCGAACCCGTTGAACCCGTTCCAGACAGCAGTGTCGATCTTGAGTTCAGGAGCGTGGGGGATGTAGTGGATGGCAACAGAGGTCTGATTGAAGGTGGTTGGAACGAACTCGATCTGCGGCGTGTACTGTCCAGTCACGCCATCATAAATCAAGTCTCCAGCAAGCACCCCTCCTATGGCCACGTTCCCAGAAACACGAACACGAAAGAAGGGAACGGAAACCTCTGTCACGTCGATCGTGTACGGAGGGAAACCTCTTAGCCCGTTGGCCGGGTCTGCTGTAAACGAAAGACGTTGTCCAATGTAAAACGAAGACGTGTGATCTGAGTTTGTAAGTTCAAGGATCGTATTCCCAGTGAAAAGGCCGTTGATCTTGCCCAACAGCGCTCCTGGAAGGATACCGCCGGGAGCCACCTGCTCTTCGCCGCCGGCGCCCTGGTTAGGAAAGGCACCAGTTGCGAATCCCTTGAGCCTGTAGCGAACCTGGCCCTGGTGGAACCGTTCGTCGAAGTTGTAGGGAAGGACTGGATAAGCCGCATCCCCTTCGCCCATATCTACTCCCTTGAGCAAGTAGAAATCGTGAGGGAGGTTGTAGACACTCTGCCCAGCTACCGGAGTAAAACGGTAACTCGTAAGAAACCATTCCTGACCTGCTGCTTCTATGATTTGGTCATAAAGGTCAGAGATGGATTCGTTGATGTACCTGTTTACTTCCACATCAGAGACAAAAAGAGAGTTCTCCATGTCAGCACGCTGACGGGACTCTGTTCGTAACTGAGCGAGTGTCCTGAACCTTGCCATGGATTACTGGCCTTTGCTTATGAGCAGTTGGAGGAAAAGTAGTTCTCCAGCAACCAGATCGGTAGCAACGCCAGCATGCGTGATCACGTAAACCGTAATCACGTTGCCAGCAACGCTATGAGATGAAAGCAGTGGCGTCGCGGACGACACCGAAGGGAACGTGGCGAAGTCTACGGCCCCGACTCCACCTTGGAGTTGGAACATGTAGACCCCGACACCAGGGTGCGGAGTTGTGGGGTGCAAGGCAATGTTTGGATCTCCACCCATCTGAACCCACGCGGCAGCCGCGTTGACTCCATAGATTCCCATAGAGATGATCAGATTCCTAGACATGGATTCTGCTGTGTACGTGATTCTGTTGTAAGGCATAGTCTTCGCCTCCTTTACTGAGCCGCAATGGAACGACGGGTTGTGATCATATACGACCAGCCGTCGTTGTTTGTCGGGTCGCCTGCCACAGGGACGGCAACGTGATTGTCCGCAGTGGCCAAGATCTGGACGCTGCGAGCCGCGTTGTTGATCACGCCTACAACACCAGACTTGATACAATCTGCAATCAGGGTGGTGATTGGAGTGAGTTGAACGCCTGTGATTTCCATAGCCCGTCCGTAACCGCCAGGATCATGGAGAGTCAGGAGATAGTTGCCCAAACCAGTGTACGTCACCGTGACCTGGTTGTTGAGGGTGGCACCAGCGATTGCGCCAGCGTTAACTCTGAACTGACCGCGATAATACACGATCTGCTGATCGACTTCGTTTCCTACATAAATTGCATCTACAGCCATTAGAAACCTCCTTATTGATAGGCGAGTGAGCCTCTGGTTATAATTTCAAAGTCCACACCATCGCCTACTGCAAAGTCGGCAGCTAGGGCCGGAAATGCGTTCTTATCAAGCGTGGAACGAATAACTACGGTTCGGGTAGCGTTCGTCATCGAGCCGACAACCGCTGCTGTGTCCATGCGACCAACCGCAGTCACTCGCAAGGATAGATCTGTTCCGATTATCTCTACAGGTTGTCCAACCTTGGTTGGGTCGTTAAGAGTGACCGTATACACGCCAGGTCCGGTATGTATAAAGGTCATCTTCTCACCTTGGAATGCCGTGGTAGGACCGGCCATCGTGGTGATCCTGCCATGGTAACGAACGATCTGATCGTTCACCTCGTTACCAGTGTAAATGGCGTCTGTTGCCATTGTTACACCGCCAACTGCATGGTCACGTTGTAACCAGGAGCTTCACAGGCAAGCTGGGAATAATACCCGATTTGGACTTCCCAGGCGTCTTGTCCAAAGGCTCGAATGAGACCTTGAGAATGTTCGTCCTGGAGCATTTGGGGCATCATGCCGAGCGAGTAGATCTTCCAGGTGCTCATGGTGAGCATGTAGCCTCTTCCGACCGGGCAGTCTGCGTCTGGAAGAACAGTGATCGTGCCGTAAGCCGTGTGGAGCTTGACGCCTTCAAAGCTGATTGGAGCCACTCCACCGGGAGAAGAAATCGTAGCGTAGTTGACCTTGGCTCCGAGGGTACGAAGCAGTTGGCCGTAGTTGACGGGGTTCAGGAAGGCGTAGTCGCACTTGGCCCCATTGAGCCCTGCGCGAACCGAAGCACCGATGAGGGCCTCCTCGACCGTCTCTGCGGAACCGTCGTAACGGATACCAGCAAGCCGTGTCGAGTCCACCGAGCGGTTGACACCAAACCAGTTGTCGAGAGCCCCAGGGGCCACTGCTGGAAGCCAACCAGCCAAGCCAGAGATCGCGATCAGTGGTCCGCCGTTGGCCGCGTCGCCTTGTTTGTAGATGAAGTCACCTACACCGAAACCGACGAATTGAGCAGCCAAGTTGCCAGAACCCGTGATGATTCCAAGGTCGCGGTCGATGGCAGTAATGACCGTGGAGCCTGCATACAGAAGGCCGCCGTCACCAAGGCCGACTGCTGAGGCCACCAGTGTCTCCCCGACCTCATAGTTCACTACGTCGCCAATGTTGGCGAGAGTGAAGAAGGTAGCCGGACCGCCGGTATACGCCCCTACAGTTCCCACCGAACCGGTACCGGTACGATAGAGCTTTGTGGCAGCACTCCGACCGATCGATTGGAAGGAGCCGTCGATCTCCGAAGTAAGGCCCTTCACAAAGGAACCTATGTCATTGGACGAGGCTTTGAGGGTTTCGTTGTTCATTCGAGCAAACGCGTAGTCGCGCGCGCGGTTGATGTGGAAAGCCCTATACTGAGAGCTTGTGGCACCTTGCATACCAAAACCAGTAGCATAGTCCACACTACGGGCTGCGTTGGTAGCAAAACGGATGGGAATGGGGAGTAGTCCAATACCAAAGAAAGTCTCGTCTTTTTCTACCATTGCCATGAAGGGATGGTCTGTGTACGAGAGGGTTCTGACTTCCATCGGAACATATCGGTTCTTCAGTGCTGGTCCGAGGGTATTGATATCTAGGGTCATGTTTTATCTCCTTTGAGTGAGTTGATCTACTAGGATCTGATTTCTTTGCTCACGAGTGAGGTTATCCATATCAGTCCTGGTTGGAACCTGTGCTGAGTGACGATTTGATAAAGTAAGTGACACGGGGGCCTTGTAGTACTTAGCCCTCACCTCTTCATCTTCCATCGCCAGATCCAGCAACCGTTCGAGCTGCGCTTCTATCACTTGTGCAGCGTCCTCTTCACTTATAGGAGCATCGGGGTTTGCTTTGACTTGATCTTGCAGATGTTGATAAGCGGCGGCATGAAATCCAAGTTTTTGTACCAGCTTGAATTTGCCCGAGGAGTCGATGAACCCTTTTAAGCGATCTTGAGCTTCTTGGAGAGCAGCAAGTTGGGCCTGTTCGGCCTCTTGCTGTTCGCGGAGCTGGATCGCGCTCTTGAGTTCACTGACTTCTTTTGTAAGTGCTACTGTTTTTGCAGCCACCGGGTCTTCTGCGAGGACTCGTTGACTGAGGGACTCGTAGCTGTGCCCTTTAAGTTTGAGTGCTTGGAGCGGATCTTTCTCTATCAGGCTTTCGAGTTCTTGATACTTTCGTTGATAATCTGTTTGTGCTTTCTGTTCTTCGGTGGCTTGGCGTACCTTCGCCTCTCTCGCCATGAGGAGAGAGAGGGTCTTAGCCACACCTGGAGAGTGTGCCGGTTCGGGTGCGGTTGCAGGGGCCGGAGCTGGTGTGGACTGTTCTACTTGTGCTGCTTGTTGTTCTGTCACTGGTTCTTTCTCCCTTTAACTGTTGGAGTTCAAACGGCCTGGGGGGGTACGCCTTGTACTCCCGGAGCTGGTGGCGCACCTGGTAGAGGAGCGGCCTGTTGCAGGCCCATCTGGAGGGCTTGAGACTGCATCATTTGTTGTTGTTGGGATTCGAGGATCTTCTGGTTGCAGGCGAGCATGAACTGCCTCAGCAGTTCGAGTCGCTCTTCTGGGGCGTCGTCGTTCTGGGCCTTCAGAAGTTCAGACTGGGTCTTCTTGAGAGCCAAGGCATGATCGATAAAAGGACTTGGGCCCTCATAAAGCCCTTCGTCCAGCATCTGTTCGATGGAGCGGTCTATGTTGTCGGACATTGAGCGTTCGAGAGCAACCGAGCGCTCCAGGTCTGGGAAGTCGAGGAGGCGTTTGCCTTCTTCCACATCCACAAGTTGGAGGGCAATCATGTTCTCCACGAAGGCGAGCTTGCCGGAGGGTGTGTTTGGCAGTGACGAGGCGGGGTAGACTTTGAGGACATAGGAGTCCCGGTCGAGGTCTACCTCGGACCAGGTGACCTGCTGGATGGTGTATTTGTCCTTCTCCGCGACCACCGAGTAGCCGGGGTCTTCGGAGGCAATGTCCCGGCCTATGTCTACGATCCTGGTGGCAATATCGAGGAACATCTGTTCGTAGTTCCTGGAGACGATTGCGAAGCGCTCGGACTCGATGTCGTTGAAGGTGCGGAGAGCAATGCCTGACTCCAAGCCTGCTGGCTTCTGGCTGGAGGCGGAGAGCTGGGAGAGCCCGATGATCTCAAAGGCTCGCTGGTAGAGCCTGTCGGTCTGGCCGAAGATCTCGACCGGGACTCCAGAGGTGGCTGCAATGATCGGAGGTGCTCCAGTATAGGGAACGATGGCTCCGATCTGATTGTTGATCTTGGCCTTGTTGATCTTCGAGCCCTGCTCGACAAAGACTCGGGGGACCGATACGAGGTCCATGATCTTCTGCGTCTTGGAGAGGAGAGCGTTGATCTCGGTCTGAATACCGATGAGTTCCTCCGCAATGCCTGCTCCCCAGAATCCTCTGAGTCGCTCGGACCACTTGATCACCACGAAGGGGAAGTAGTCCTTGGTCCATTCCTCTTCGAAGAGGATTATGTCTCCAAGAACGATAATATGTTTGCCGTCTTTCGCTTCGGGACCGGATGGAAGATGCCAGGCCTCGAGAAGGCGGACCTGGTCTGCTGTACTGTCTACTCCAAACTCGCCCTCTTCGTAGCTGGAGATGTCGTTGGATGCCTGGAGGATATCGAAGGAGTGCTCGGGGAAGGCTTCGAGCACGATGTCTCGGTTCACGAACTTGGACTGGATGATCTGCTGAGGCTCTCCATAGAAGCCCTCGATCGGGTCCACGTAAAGCTCGGTGGGGAACACCCGCTCGAACACGATCTTCTGGGTGCCCGGTTGGCGGAAGACCTTGCCGATCCCTGCATCGAAGACAAGGGAGTCGAGGAAGACCTTGGGGGCTGTTTGGTAGACCTTGGCGGAGTAGAACATCCCCTCCACGTAGCGCTGTAAGAGCTTTGCCCGCTTGCGGAGGGAGAAGTTGCCGTCGTTGGTGAGGAATGTAGGTCGAGGTCGGTTTTTGCCTATACGTGAGGTCAAAGTGTCGCAGGCGGACTTGATCACGTTCAGCGTGACCCGATCGGCAGAGATGAAGGAGTCGTAACTGGAGGGACCTGTCCCGGCGATGTCCCGGTTGCCGTAAAGCCTCATGCAATTGAGGATGTTGGACCGCCTGGTTCGGTCCTTTTCCCAGATATTGAGGAAAACGGACTGTAGGGTTCCAGGTTGAGAGTCGCTCTTCCACCACCTGAAATCAGTCGTTTTCATTCTCACTCCATTCAACAGCTCGGCCAACCATATCCGATTCCTCTCCAGGAATCAAAGCATGACTGGAAAACTCCACTTCGAGGTCTTGGAACTTGAAGCGCTTCGCGCCTAAAAACAGCATCAGCTTCGTGATTCGTTCTACGTCTTTCAGATTGTCCACTTAGCGTCTCCTCCCCTGGCCTTTTCCCACCAGGTTGCATTCTGGTCGCTTGTGCAGCGCTCTATGAGCCTTTGTTCGATATCGTCTTCTCGCTTCTTGAAGAACTCTGGCGTTCCGGGCTCTATACGCCTCTCCAGGGGCTCGACGTGGTGGTGCTGACACTCGCGCCAGGCGTAAAGGAGCGCGTCGCAGAGATGGTCTGAGAAGGATTTGTCGAATACGAACTTGCCTCGTTCGAGGGAGCGATTGTCCCATTGGAGAAGGGATATCTCTCCGAGCAGCTCTTCGTTCTGCTCGGCGATCTTAATCTTCCCGGCCTGGAGTTCTCCGTTCAGCATCTCGATGAAGGTGACCTTGTTCTGCTTCTGGGCAGGAAGGACTGGAATGCTGAAGCGTCTCTTCATCTCCTCCGCGTAACCCTTACCGAAACCGCCCGTGTCGGCTACGATCTTCGAGATGTCGTAACTGGAGAGGAACTCCGCCGTCTTGTCGGCGACCTCGTGAGAGAGCAGCTCCGATTCCTTGTAGGAGTCCACGACCACCGCTTGACCGAGGTTCTGGCTGTAGGCCACCACGACCCAGGCGGTAGGATCGTTGAAGCCAAGGTCGATACCGAGGGTGTACTCCCAATCGGAACCTTCCTTTAGGTACGCGGAAGTACACAGGTTTCTCTCGTCCGTAAACTTATAGACGAGGGTGTTGTTGTCTTTGATCCAGACACCGCAATACTCCCTTTGGTAGGTAGGGTGGTCGGTGGTCCAGCCGGAGTTGGCCATCTTTCGGGAGATCCACTCTTCGGCTCCGGGAATATGGGGGTTATCTCTGAAGGTCCAGCGGTGGATGCTCCAGTCGCGGAAGTCGGGGTGTCCTGTGGTGACTCTGTAGAAGGTTCCCGTGCAGGAGGCGTTTGGGGTGCCCGAGAGCACGATTGGGCCGTTGTAGTCCATCGTGGCTGGCTCCAGCACGTCCTCGATCAACTCCTTGAGGAAGGCCGGGAAGCTCTGGGCCTCGTCGATTACTACGCCCGGGTACTTCGGACCACGGAGCTTCTCGATCTGTCTCCGGTCCTCTGCACCCCGAATGACTATTCTAGACCCGTTGCGGAACACCACGTCTCCGGTGTTCTGCTTGAAGTCCATACCCAGCTCCAGCTGCTCGTTCAGATCCTGGAGAGCAGGCCAAAGGATATTCCTGGCGTTTTCCCTGGTCATCGTGATGTAGGGGCAGATCGAGCGCTCGTTGTTCAGAGCCAGCTCCGTGAGGATGAAGGCTTCGGAGAATGATTTCCCGGCACGTCTGGAACAGAGGGCCGCCTTTCGTTTACTTGGATCTACTACGAACTCTAGCTGCTGGGGAGCGAACAGGATTTCTTCGGCTTTGAGTCTCGCTTTGCGCTTGGAGCGGTTGGCCAGCTCTTGGAGGACGCGCCTCGCTTTGCGTTCTTCCATCAGTCGGTCCCCACTCTTCCAGTTGCCACATAATACTCTGGATCGGGGCGCTCGATGTCCTTACGCAATCGCCGCTTGAACGAACGGATAGGATGCCTTCGGATATCTTCCAGCTTAGGTTCGTATCTTCCTGGAACCTTTTCCTGAAAATCTTCGGGTCCCTCGGGTCGGGGATCTCGTAGTGCAGGATCAGAGTCTTTTGTTTCACGTGAAACCTCCGGGAGGATATACTGAACCTCCTCTATTGTTCTGTTTTGCCAGGTCTTACTCAAAACCATAAACATTACGTAGGGATCGTACCAAAACTCAGGGGTTGCTACGCTGCATTGATAGTCCTGAGACCATTCTCCAAAGTCTTTGGTGTTGTGGGAATGAAACACGAGGCCCCGGTGTTCGTGTTTGAGTATCTGGTCCATCAGCAGGGAGGCTATCCCGAATCTTCGAAAGGCCAGCTTCACGTAGATGTAGTGGAGGTAGAGCACGTTCTCGTAGAGTTCGTAGCAGATCCAACCCACCACCTGACTGGGGTCCTCTTCGTTCGCCGCGACGAAGACCGAGGAGCGCGGAATCAGTTGCTCCAAAAGCTCCTGGTGCCTCTGGTAATAGACCCGATTCATAACTCCTCGGGAGAAGGTTCCAAGGTGCCTAAAGGATTTTATCCAGGTGCTGGCTACTATGCCAACGTCCTCTGAGGTCATGGGTCGCAGAAGGATAGGTAGGTCTTCGGTCGATTGGGTCATTTGCCCTCCAGCAGGCGCACGCGGGCCGTATCCGCCGCAACCAGCAATTCCTCGTCAGAATACGACCCAGGATCGTCCCGGGTCTCCTGTTCGCGCTCTTCTCGCGCCAATTTGACCGTGGCGTCAGCCAATTTGACGAAACGGCGGAGTTCCTCTTCGTCCAATTGGAAATTCGCCTGTTTTTCAGTCAAACGGTTCAATTCTTGGTGGATTATGTTGTAGGAAGACCCCAAAAGTACCCCAATGTGAGGTTTGAGCCTGACCTCAGGCTTCACGATCCTCCTGACCCTATGCTTGGGCTCGAAAACTATCCCGGTCGGGGTCGCCAGGTTCTCTAGGGGCTTCTCGCCAACCCGTTCGTCCACGTTCTCCCTGAACCTGATCCTCCGAGCCGACTGACTGTTCTCCACATACTCTTTCTTCGACATTCGAGCCTCTATAACTGGGGGCCTGGGTCCACTATCTACAACTATAGAGCCATTGTCAAAGTCCCGCGATCACTCCGAGTTTAGATCCTATGATTCTAGCCCCTATACTCATAGAGTCTTTGGTTTAAGGCCGTGTAGTCTGAGGTAGGATAGGATTCAATTTTAAGGTTCGGAGTAGCTCTGGGCCCCATGTAAGATACTGTACTACACCTTTTAGTTTTAAGGTTCGGACCGGGTCTTAGCCCCCCGCCACCCTGCACCCAAGAGCCATACCGGTATTGACCCGAGGGGGGGGCCTAGATTGACTCGTAGAGCCCGAAAGGCCCTCGGTCCGTAGTACGAGGCGGACTGGAGAAAAGAACCCTTAGGGAGGCACCTAGAGGCTTGGAGCCTGTAGCCCTGGTTTTGGGTTTTTGGGTGCTCCTTCGCTCCCTCTTTCTCTCTCCCTGTCTCCTCTTTTTCGGCTTTTTCTCTTCCTCCCGATGATTCCTAGGTCCTACGACCCTGTGAGCAGGAGGACCCTAGAGCCTTGGGTCTTTGGTCCGAGGTGATCGCCTCTACTCACTAGACCGAGGCGACATGGGACCGCACAAGGTGTACGAACCTTGCACACTGCCAAACTGCGTCAATCCGAGCCTTGTGTCAAATTGGGCCCAAGTGAGCCACGGCCTCGAGCGCCCGCCGATCGGTGTACGATTCTTGCACAGTTGGGAAGAAACGTACCTTCATTTCATCCGTGAAAAACCCCATTTCATTCGTGGTAAGTACACGAAAACATTGGGGAATGGGTGGAATTGGCGTGCGTAGTGATTGCAGGAATGAAATGAACAGTGGTTCATAATGTCGTAATCATTGGGTTTTTAGGTGGCACCACGATTGCAATATAGGTCACTATGAAACAAAGCAAAAAAATCAAAATCCAAGCGCGGACACTCGCGTTGCGCGAACTCAGGCTTCCTGCTTGGCATCCGGCACGATACTCCACACGAGCACTTGTCCGCGCGATCGTTTTGTCTCTCAAATAACCCCCAGCCGTTCTCGACAACGGCAAACGGACCCGAGGGCTTAACTCTCGGTTCCGTTCGCGATTGTCGAAGCAAACGACAAACGAGAAAGCGAAAGCGAAAGATGAGCAACTATTTTATCTGGAAAGCCTGCAAGGCCTTTGAATCATGCGACCACGCTATGGGTCAACATTACCTTGATCTCGCCAAGTTTTGGCGAGAAAGTGAAGGCCGCAAATGAGCGCTCTTTTACGATCGGAAATTGAGCAGTGGATACGAGACTACTCGGCTATACTCCCGAAAGTCGATCAAGAAACTCGATTGCATATCGAAGGATTGATCTTCGCGTATCGGTTCTTACTCGATAACCACTAAACCCTCAGCGATTCGAACAAGTCGCCCCAAAAAGACGCTGTCTTTTTGGTAGGCCGATCAAGGTCATGCTTGGTCGGTCTGCAAAAGCGAAAGAGGAATCATGATAAGAGAACTTCAGAAACTGAAAGATCGGTTTTTCGATGAAGCCAAGCTATCCGATCGTTTTGGCGATGAGTCTATTTCGCCGGATTCATTGGCGCACTACGCACGTAGGGATGCGATGAATGACGCCGCGTACGCGATCGAAGGATTGATCCTCAAAATTGAGAGGATAAACCCATAACCCCACGCGCTCGCTTTTTGCGTTCGCTGCGAAAGTGAAAGGGAAATCATGAATAACCCAATATTAGAAGAGAAAGCCTATCAATTAGGCAGAAAATACGCCAATGGCAATTCACTTAAAACTGCAAACAAACCGGATATGTTCGATATCTGCAAATATGCAGGATTAAGCCCATGGTTCGATATCTTTTGCATTGGTTCCAGGGACGTATGGCGAGAACAGGGAGAAAACGTATGAATCGAACCATGGGCTATCGCATTTATGTAACCAAACTTCGAGATATCAGCGAAGTTTTCGAATAACCCCCACGCGCTCGCTTTTTGCGTTCGCGGCGGAAAACGAACGAAGTGCTTCGTTTCTCGCCTTGAAAGTAAAGGGAAAGTTATGTCAAAAACAAAGAAGAAGTTCACAGTAAACGTAAACGCAACGAGGTACGAATTAACCAAGGCCGAGGTTATAATCCGAGATTCCGATTCCGGTAATATGGGTTATTCTCATCCTTGTATCATGCTTGCGTTTACGACCGATAAGAATACTTGGGATAAGACAGCGGAGATCAGAATCGAGTTTCAACGCGGCATCGCAAAGGAAGGAGAACCCGAGACCGATAGTCTTTTTGAAACAAACGTCAAATGGGGACACTCTTACTGTCCACACGTCGAAATGTTCTCTCATTCATGCAAAATCACTACGAACGGACACATATTCGAAACTAGAGACCTAATTGCAATCAAGGCAATGAAAGCAATCGGGAACGCAATCGATGAATACAACCTTCGAACCGTCACCCAAGATGAGCTTGCACAATTCTTCTATGCTATCGAAAAGCTAAACTACTATCGACCGGAGCGGTATTATCAGCATCGAAATGGGAATAAACTTCATTGGTCGGAGTACTGTAAAACGAGAAGAGAAGAACGAGAAGAGCAGGAAAAGAGAAACGCTGCTTAACCAAACCCGGCAAAACTACGGTTTTGCGTTTGGGTGAGCGTACACGGTTTGCTCGTACGCTCACCTGAAAGGATAGGTTTGTTATGAAAGCGAAAGCGTTAGAAAACTACATTTCGGTAATCCGCACGATGGTTGACCCGGAATGGCCGTTCAATCTTTGGGCCGAAGTAGACTGCGAAGAAGACTACCAAACGTTTAAAACCTTGCCCGTTGCTATCGAATGCAACGGTAGGACACTCGGTAAGATGAGTTTTAACTCCGACACTCACAGAGCATACTACTCCACATCGGCAACCCTAGCCAAGATGGTAGGTTAACATGACGCCCCACGATTGCCACTATTGCGGAAAGCCGCCCGTAACCGAACGGTCTGCTATAGGCTACCGTTGCACTTGTGACTGCGAGTACGACGGCGCCGTTGACGCGGTACAAAAGACCATGCCTGTTGGGCACGGCGCTACTCCCGATGAAGCAATCGAGGAATGGAATTTCGAAGTAATCGAGTGCTTCGGTTTCCAGTGCTATTCATGCAAGGAATGGTTTATTAATGTGGATATTGATAGCGAGTGCGAAACTTGCGCTCGCAAAAGGAGCAACTATGACAAACGAAGCGAATAGTTTAGAAAGCGTACTGGTAGAAGCCAAACGAGAAATCGAATATCAACGGGATAGGCTTTCGAACTTGTTCGAGGTCTCTCTTTCCAAGGTTGAGCTTGCGTACAAGCTCGGCTTTGTGGCGGGCTGGTACGCGAGAGAAACGCCCGAAACCCCTTTCCCAAAGGAAATTTGCAAATGGAACAAGAGATAATCAACCGTATCCAAGCGGCATTGGATACGTTCCACATAAACGACAATTCGGTCGAATTCGGTGTCGGCTTTCGTCGCGGTCTGGCGAGTGCATTATCGATCGCCCGCCAAGTGATCGATGAGCATATCGAAGAACTCGCGGGTTTTTACAACGTAGGAGACAACCAGTGATCACTATCACTTGGAAAGTGCTACTTGTAATTATCATTTTGGGTCTGATCAGTTCGAACCCGGATTGAGAGGAATCCAGTGATCAGCCTCAAGTACCAAAGCCGTAGCGTGAACACGGGGAAAAGGATTTACGTGTTCGAGCACGAAGGTCGATTTTTCCTTCTGTTCGAAAACGGAAAAGAACTTCGGCCCATTGGAGTGAACGATAAGCCAGAACAGGATATGCTTCTTGAAATGAATCGAATGGTTGGTTTAGCTTGACCAAGAAAAGAAAGTGAAAGGTAAAAAATGACAAATCATGAATACAGAAACGAAATAAAAGAGATCGCCATATCGATCGACGACGCCGAATTGTGGAACGAAACTACCGATCGGTCCGAACGCCTACATGAAACGATCGATGGTCACAAATGGATTATCTACACTCGTTTCCACGATGATATTCTCTTACACACCAGAAGCGACAACTACGGTTTCGATAACGGGTTAATCGATACTAAGATAAGCTCGATCGGCGAATCCGAAAACCTGAAAGCCGTGATCGCCTTCTGGGCCTTCTACGGCGATGTGGAAAGCGAGCTATCCTAAACGCCTTAGGAGTCTTACTTCGGTTGACTCAAGGCAAGCCACGCAAGCACCCAAAGCATCGAAGCCGTGTTCGTAAAGCGAGCGCGGTTCGATGCGTTTAAACTCCTTGATCGTCTCGCTGGCGGGAAACAAGGATTCGAGGCCGTGTTGGACTTCTTCTTTGCTCGCCTTCTTCGACCCGGTGACCGCGAACTTAATTTCTTGGGGAGAAGCCTCGATCACAGGGATCGAATACTGCTCGGCCAGGCAATCGATAATTCCCCAACATCGACCGAGTAAGGCTGACGCCCTGGCTTGTCGCGGGAACGAGAAACCTTCTGCACAGATCAGGATCGGCTTATGCAGATCGATCAAGGGGCGAATGGAGCGGACTATTTCCAAACCCCTGCGGTGGTTGTCGCTGGACGCCCGAACCTTTGACGCCCTCGTTGACTTGGCGGTGCAAACGACGGTCATTGCGATCGGGGTTACTTGATTGTCTTCGAGCGCCACGACCGCAAGGCCAATGGAGGCGAAACCAGGGTCGATACCTAAAATGCAATTCATAACTTTTGTTCTCCTTCGTTTGTCCAACTTCGAATCGTGCAACCCGACTGTTTGAGAAACCCGCCGATCGTTGGCGGGTAGCGGGTCCACGATCGAGTAGTTTGTTTCCAAATCCACGTTCCGGCCTTTGGAGCGAACGGGTTCTTTTCCTTCGGTCGCCACTTCCAAGACTCCGCGTAGTCCCTGGCAGTCCATTCCCACGAAATGCACCTGGCCCACTGCGCGAGGTCAAACGGGCGCTGGCCGCCCGCCTGGAGCACTTTGAGCCGATTGGAGCAGGTAGTCATGACCCAAGTGCTCGGTCCAAACTCGATCGTGACTGGAAGCGGCATCACTCCCAAATACTCGATGGGGAAATTATCCAATTCCGAGTCCGCGCAAAACTCGGGGACTTCTGCGCGGAAAAGATCAGTCTGCAATTGGAGTGTATCCCCTGCTCAAAAGCATGTTCGTTTTAATGATTTTAGAAAACTCGTCACAGGCAGCCATCGAATCAGGCGAAATCTTCCCTTGACCGCAATACTTCTCGGCGATCGCCCAAACTTCGTCATCTAGTTCAAAAATCATTCTATCGATCTTTCTCATTTTCCACCTCTTTCAAAAAAACCTAATAGTTTCACCAAGTGCGATCAGTGTTCATATTGTGTGTACAAACCTTTTCGCATTGTGATTCCAATAGCTTACATCCGTTTTTATCGTTTTGTGTACAGTGTGTACAAACGCAAAAAACCGTTTTGTACACAGAAAATCCGCTATGATTACACATATATGTGTAAGTTAATTACACTTTGTGTACACTGTGTACACTCCATTTGCATGATCACACACGCGCGCCCGCCTACGCGCACGCGCGCACGCACATGACCCTTTCAAAAATCTGTACACATTGTACACACTGTACACAAATGACATAAGTATCAGTAATCCTTGTACAAGTCTGTGGACAAACCTTGTGTACACAACCCTTCTTCGTTGGGCACATTTCCACCCTGGAAGGAATTCTTCAGTATACATGTGTATTTCGACGTTGTTCTTGCCACGCGTAGACTGAAATCCTGCCTTCCTGGATTTGCCCGAGCCGTCCCGTCGTTCAACCAAACACGTATCACTGTAGATAATCCGATCTCGTGTTTCTTTAAGAAATCTTTCAGAATGTTTGGGATGAAATAGACCCATTTATCATCCTGCCATCCGTAGATTTCCTGTTTATTCTGCGGATCGAATCCTGCGTTTATGTCCGGGATGTTCTTGTCATTCGAGACCATGAATCCGGCGATTAGGTCTCTCGCCCGTTCACTGGCTGTCCTGATGGCCAGTTTGCTGTCCGCGTCTAGTAGCCAACGCATGGTCGTCCCCTTGCAGCAACCGATCCCGATAAACCGAGCCAAGAACTGCTCGCAGACCGTGAGAGTCGCGATGTAGGCTACCTGGCGAGCTTGCAGCGAATTGGTCCCGTGAGTTTCCGCACGCAACGCTTGAACCGTGGCCACGTACAGCTCTTTTGCTCCAACCATTTTCCTGGCCCCAGTAATATGGTCCAGCCAGGCCCTCCCGGCTTGCCCGCAGTTGTCTTCTGCCCGAGACCGGAGATCGTCTACCCCGGCAGCGTCCAGCTTCCCAAAGCCGAGCACTGGGCATTGAATCGCCCGTACCTGGGCCCCAGTGTGGTTAGACTCGTCCACGATCGGGCTTTCGCCAGTGGACAAAACGATAGTGTTCCATGAGTGAGAAGCCCGAAGACCTCCGGTCCTGGCACCTCTCGTCCTGCCCTGACCGTTGACCAACATGTAAACGTTACCCGATCGATCGCGCTCGTTGCCCGACCCGATCTCGTCAACGCAGAACGGGAGGTCACAAAGAGCTTGTGCCCGGATTTCGAGCCCGACCTTTGTGCTGTTCCACGAAGGGAGCCACGCTTCCGACCTCGGGTCGCCCCACACCGAGGCCGCGATCTTCAGGATCGAGGTCTTGCCCTTGGATGAGTCCCCGGGGAGATGTACCGCGAAGTTGGGGGCACCGAAGACCTTGAGGAGTGGGGCGGCGAAAGACGCGCAGATCGCCACCGCTGCAACCGGGTCTTCGCTCCAGGCGGCCCTCAAAGCCCCCAGGTGGGCCTCTAAGGTCCCCTTAGAGGCGAAAGGTTGTCCAGGTAGGGCATTTGACTGGCTGTCAAAGAAGAGGCTTTTAGAGCCTTCTGGAGAGAACGTCTGGTCCCCGAGCTGGAAGCTGGACCCGTGCCAGCCGCAGCGGTCCACGCAACGTTGACTCGGGAGCTTGGCCCCATTGAGCTGTTCCCAATCCTGGAACCAGGCGATCAACCTGCTGGCCGAGTTGCTTGTCACCGGCGCCCCCAAGGGCGTCATGGCCAGCACCATCGACCTGGCGTCCCCGATCGCCAACCGAGGCACCACGGCGTTTACCCACTTGCCGGCGTGTGAGAACCGGATCTTGTACCGAACCTCGTCCGAGTAGAGGTCTCGAAGGGTCTCGGTCAGGTACACCGGCCCCGGAGCAACCGGCACCCCGGAACCGTCCGGCCCCTGGGTCCAAAGCGCTCCGTCCTCGCCAATCGACCAACCGAGGGGAAACTCGCAACCCTCGGGCAGGTCGCTGGCTGGAGGAGGAACCGAGCTTGGAGAGTTCCGCCGCTCCTCCAGCGGCGTAGCCGCTGCCAGGAGGTCACGGGTGGCCTGCTCCCCGAACCGGACGTAATAATCGTCGATCCCCAGTTTGCAGCCCACAGCGGGGATCCTGACGACCTTGACGGACAAGGCACCAGCTTTTAGAAGCAAACCTGCTAGCCGTCTCTCTGCGCGGGCCACGTCAGCATTTGTCGCTGAGTCGGAGTCGAACACGACAACGCAAGGTCTGCCCACTGGTCCCACGTAATTTGTGATCCAAGGGTGGAGCTCGTCTTTGCCCCGGACCCCAAAACAGGTGCAACCCGGAGCACCGCAGGTCGCATAACCCAGTTGACTGAGTAAGAGCGCCTTCTTTTCTCCCTCGCAGAAATAAAGTTCAGGGGTTTCCGTAAACCCTCGCTCCAAAGACCGAGGCGGAAAGTAGGGCTTGATCGAGGACTTGTACGGTTGCTCATACTTTACTTCCTTCTCTTTTCCGCCCTGCTCCTTTTTGCGTCTTGGTAGATCTGGTCGAACTCTAGTGAACTCGACCTGTCCGTCTGGACCTTGGTAAGGAAAAACCAGACCGCTTCCAAAGTCATGCTCGCCACTCTTCCAATTAAGAATGTCATAAACTTCTCCATTACTTGCGCTCCTTATCCCTGCTTCTGCTATCGTTTCGTCTGTCAAACCCGAGGCGTGTAAAGCCCCCCTGTGCGATTCACTTAAGCCCACGATCACCTCTGTTCGTTAGGTAAAACCATGTTTTTCACACTCACTCTGCCACCGGTCACGCCCCGGATCTTCGAGCCCATACGCCTAGAGACGGGTCTCGCATCATACAACAAATAGGTGGTCGCGTAAGAGACCCCAACCTGCTTAGCGAAGCGTTTGAAAGCGTTGGTCTTTCTCTCTCCAGCCTGTTGATAGTATCTCTGGAACCATGTGCGGAAACTCACCCTAGCACCTCCTTTGTCAAAAAAAACATACAAAGAACTTGACACCGTTAGGAACCAGTGTCAAGGTTTCTATACAAAAAAGGTTTCGACCTAAAAGCCGGAAAGCAGAAAGTGAAAGAACATGACCACCTGGAACCATAAACTCTTCGCGACCGAGCCTGACCCTTGTCGCCAGTCCGACCTGGCCAACCTCTGCGGGCCTTACGGTTGCCCGAAGAAATTCAACTACATGAAGCTCCGTGGAGAGGTGACAGAGCCGGACACCAGGCCGGTCAACTGGCCTCGTCCAATGGGGACGGCCATCCACGAGGTAATCGCGTTCTGTCTGAGGCAGAACCTCACCGGGCTCTCGCGGGACCGGTTCCCCGATATGATCCTTGGCGAGCTGGAGAGGGAGCTTGCTGGCCAGCCGATCGACTGGCAGAAGACGAGTCAGGAGGCCGAGTTAGCATCCGGCTCGTGGCAAGTCCACGAGGCTCTCGCCGACATCCGCACCAGAGCACGAGACCTCTTGCTGATCGAGGGCGAATTCTTGACCAAGATCGGGCAGTTCTTTTTTCGAGGTACGATCGACCTCGTGTTCAGGGACCACGCTGGACGGGTCGTCCTGCTCGACTGGAAGACCGGCGGGAGACCGATGCACCCGGTAGTCAGAGACCACGGGTACCAGCTCGGTATCTACGCTCACGCTCTCAAGCACGGTACCTTCCGAGGGGCTACGGTGGGCTTGTACCCGGACGACCTCTACATCGTCCAGACCCAAGAGATGGTCCCTTACGTCAAAGCCTCTCGCCGAACTGTCTGGGACGCTTCAGAGGCCGCCGACCTCGGGGTTGAGGTAGGCACGCAGTGCTCCTTCCAGCCGGGGCAGCGACGCGGTCCTGCGTGGTACAGATCGAACCGAACCGAGGCAGACACGAGCAAGCTCTTGGAGAGTGTTAGCATCGCCATTAGGGGCGTGCGTCGTGGAACGTTTTATGAGAACATCAGCGATCGTTGTGCGGGGTGCGATTTCAAGGTCGAGTGCCTGCACGGGGGCCAGGTGCGAATGAACAGCAAGCTCTCGGCCCAGGTGGCTGGGCTGACGACCGATGGACTGGAAGGGTTGTAATGTGGGAGCATTCAAGAGACGGACGCAGGAGCCTAAGTAAGCTCGAAGCTCGCTACGAGGAGCTAAAGATCCAAGAGGAGGAGTTCTTTCGGACCACGCCCAAGGTCGTACGTAAGTTCCTCACCGAGGAGCTGAACAAGCTCCGGGTGTCCGAGGCTACGGCTTACAACCGAGGGCGCTTGTTTGAGATCCAAGCCTTGCTGGACGAGGTGTTACCAATCCTCCAGGCTGAGGAGGCCAGACTCCACGAGTACCGTAGGCTCCAGCAGCAACTGAGGCGCGGGTGAGTACCCTCTGGTTCGAGGTGCTTGTCGCGGCTCTTACCGGTTCAGCCGGTAAGAGTCTGAACCCGAAAGTGATAGTTGAGAAAGCGAAAGAGATTGCGGACGAGGCCGAGAGGTTGCTTGTCCAGAAAGAAAGCAAATGAGTAAGAAAAAGAAGTTTGTCCCGACGCCAACACAAGTGACCGAGTCTATAGCCAACGCGGTACAGGCATTGGTGGACTGGTACGCAAGACAGATGGAATCGAAAGAAGCAGAGTCGAAACTTTTGTCTGCAACCGACCACCTGATATTTATAAATAAAGCATTGAAAGAAGCAGGAGCAAGCAAATGAGTAAAAAAGAAAAGACCGAGTTAGCAGTTGTCGAAGAGAACCACGCCGCCTTGGCCGTGTTCCAAGAGCTTGAGTCCGATGGGCTTGAAGCAGCAGGAGCCGAGGAGCGTAGGCTTCCAACCTACGTCTGGAACATGGCCGGAGAGAAGCCGGACCAGTTCTTCGATACGCTCCAAGAGGACCAGTTTGACGTGATCGAGTGCGCCCTGCTCTCGTTCTCTAAGTCCAACGAGTGGCGGTCGTACAACCCAAACGAGGACGGCTCCAAGGTCGAATGTCGATCGACCGACCGGGTGACGGGCCAGATGGCAGACGGGACGTTTCGTGCCTGTCACGGTTGCTCTGATGCTTTATGGGTAAACGACCCTAAGACAGGGAAGAGGAAGCAAAACTGCGGGATGGTCTACAACGTCATCGGACTCGACCTCGTGAAAGAGACTCCGTTCCTGATTCGGTTTCGCAAAACAAGTTCGAACCCCTTCAAGAACTTCCTCGCCAAGTTTTTCGTCGGGCGGCGCAAGTTCGTCAACGAGTCGGGCAAGACCGAACTCCGCAACTGGCCCTTGTTCACCTGGAACGTGACGATCGGGCTCGAACTGGCAGAGAGTAAGAAGTACGCGATTCCCACGTTCGAGATCGGTCAGGCGTTTACCGCCGACAAGATCAAAGAGTACGCCGAGCAGTCGGCCTTCCTCCGTGAGCAGATCGTCCCGCTCGTGGAGAAAGACGAGGCTGTGAGAGCAGCCGAGTCGCCCGCACCCTCCATCGTGCTTGACGGATCGGGCACCCTACTCGAAGATGGTAAGGAGATCTTTTGATGGTAATGCTTAATCGCATCTGGTTCTTTTTGATGATTGTCTGGCGAGACTGGGAAGGGCCGATCAGTGTATCGACTGCCTGGGAAATAGCGAGGATCGTCCATGGACAGAGATGAAATAAACAACCCGGTCCACTACACACTTGGCCAGCAACGTTGTCCCAAGTGCAGGGCCTTCTTCGACAGCCAAGTCTGGGACTTCACCACGGCCAAGGGACTCAACTACCTCCGAGGTTGCGTCGTGAAGTACCTCGTTAGAGCTGGAGAGAAAGACCAAGCCACCGAACTCGAAGACCTCCACAAGGCTCAAGCCTACCTCTGCCGGGAGATACTGCGAGTGGAGGACGAGCGGGAGTATAATAAGTAGGGGTTAGGTCGATGGTCCACCGAGGGGCTGGGCCAGAAGCCTATCGTGTCAACAACTAACCAAGGCTGAATGTTCGCATGAAACCAAAATCTCAAATTCTCAGAATGTTCGCTCGGCCCCTCACTATTTTTGGGGTGGGTATCCTGCTATACTCGTCCCCGGTTGCTGGACAGACCGCGACTCCCCCCCGCCCGTCTGTCCAGCCAACCGAAATTTCTATCGAGACGATCGCTGCCTCTTGCGTAGGCGAGGCGGGCTGGGACTCCTGGCGTACTGGAGAGTGCGCTGCCCTGGCCCACCTCTATGTTCGCCGCCACAGTGCCGTGGTCGCACGAGGTTCGCGCCTGAGCCTCGCGGGACTCGTGGTCGCCTACTCGTTTCCCTTGCGGCGGAGACCCGGTCTGAGGGCTTACAGAGCTTCTGGACGAGGGGTACCCAGCGATCGGCTGGAGGACTGGATGGAGCTGATCGGTGTCGTCTGCCGAGCACTCGATAACCAAGAGCCGGACCCTTGCCCCACGGCCAGGCACTTTGCAGGTCCACACGACTCGGTACCGAGGGGCACGGTCGAGGCTCAATGCACAAGACCAATGAGGAACAAGTATTATGAGTAAGAAGAAGAGAATCAAAAACCTGGAGCGTTTGTTTGTTTCCAGCCAGAACCATGAGAACAGGAACGAAGCTCTAAAGGGAATATCAACGGTCCTTGAGTTCAGAGGAGAGATCAATATGCAGGTACGTGAACTCGAAGAGAGATTCGAAACCTTCGAGCAGTCAATGAAGAAAAGCATGTACGACCTTGAGCGTAGGATCAAGGAACTGGAGCAATATCCTCCATCCGGTCTCGCTGACGCCAGGGACTTGGCTACATATCGAGAGGACGTTTCAAAGTTAGAGGACCGAGTAACAGAGTTGGAGAACAAGTCCAATGTCTGACCTCGAAAAGTATATCCAACTGGAGGACCAGCGCCTCGGCCTCGACGACGACGACCCCGTGCTCGAAGACCTGGAGACAGAGATTGACTGCATCTGGTGCCAGTTGTCGGAGCGGGAGAGAAAGTACCTGAACCAGAGAGACCTGACCCATGGATGAAGAAGTTTTAAAACAACAGCTACGAGCGCTCGATGGGTGCCTTTGGATCTTGCTCGTGTTGGTCGCTTCATGTCTGGGGTGCTGAATGGAACAGAAGAAGATCTTGCTAACGGTTGATAGAGAATGTTTCCGAGACAGCGATAGGGAATTCGATCGCGTGGCCGACAGATTACGCGATCTGTACTACAGTCTGCATAAAAAGCCCGAGACTCCCCAAGAGATAAGCGATTGGGTGAAGAGCCAGCTTCGAGTAAACGGGAAACCATATCGTGAATGACTTTATCCAATGGACCTACGACGCGATCCCCTGGGCCGTGGCGCTCGTGGGGGCAATGCTGGCTCTCGGACAAGTGGAGGCTTACCTCGACAAGAGGTAAGCGGGAGGAGGCCATGTTCGTAAAGGTGGATAAGTTCAAGAAGGTAGACGTGTCACATAAAGACTGCCCGAAGCGCGAATGCTTCTGGCTTGGCTTCGACAAGGGTTCGTTCGTTCCTGGTCGAGGGTATACGAACTATCACACAGACTCCAAGGGTAAACAGATAGAGTACCCTGTGTGCATGAGGAGATATCTACACGGATGTCCAATCGTAAAAGAGGAAGAAGAATGACCTCATCTACTATGGACCCGAATCAGACCGGTTCAACAGCTTTGGCCACTGCTGCCGCCTCTGAGGCCGCATAGTCATCTGCTGCCTTCTGGAGGTCCGCTTGAGGCACCTTGGCTTCGAGGAAGTCTTTGACCGTGGCCTTGAGCTTCTGATCGGATGCCCCCAGCTTCCGCTTGTTGATCCGAAAGAGAACGTGGTCCAGGAATGATTCCAACCCGGGGCTTGCTTCCAAAGTATCGAGGACTGCTTTTACTTCTGCGACGGTTGCCATCAGTAACCACCCTTACCTTTTTTCGTTCCACACGCCATGGTAATCTCACTCTGGAAGGACGATAACATGAAAGCTCTGCTCTTCACACCCGACCGTAACCACAAAAACCACGACTTCACCGGAGCCTTCCTTCCAGAAGCCTACGCCTTCGCCAAGGCCCACCTGGTCGATCACCCCGTGATCAAGGTCAACATTGCAAAACCAAGAGAGCAACAGAGGGACCAGACGATCGCCGCCCTCGCCGCCCGCAAAGACCTGGAGGCGGTCGCCTTCTTCTGCCACGGCCAGAGGGGCAAGATCCAATTAGGCTTCGACCTGGCTACCGCCTATCAACTCTCCGATGCGATCTCCAAAGCCGGGTCCAAGACCTGCAAGGTGATCCTTTACTGCTGCTCCACTGGTTCGAGCACCGCTCCCGGCGGAGAGGGCGGGTTCGCAGACAAGCTCGCGGACCACCTCTCAGGTATCCCCGTCTACGCCCACACGACCGCCGGCCACTGCTGCAAGAACCCCTACGTCCGGGTGTTCGATGGAACCGGTACCGGAGGCCGCTGGGTAGTCGAGCCGGGCACCGATGGTTGGGTCAAGTGGACCAAGGCCCTGCGAACAGACTACCGGTTCTGGTTCCCCTTCAAGGGGCAGGCCGCTTACCTTCAGCCGCCACCCGCTTAAGGTGAATGGCCAATGGAGAGGAAAGGATCTCGCACACGTTCTCCTCGTTCCCCGACCTGAGCGCCTTGACCAACTTGGCAGTCAAAGACGCAAGCACGCCCAAGACTTCAAGCCCCTCCTCGAATACGTCAATCTTCGACACAGACACCTCCCAGCGGCCCCAAGGCCCCGATGATAGAAGAGAGCGCCGGGGGCAGCTCGATGCCAAACGAAGAAAGCACCGACCCCAGCGCAGAGAACGTCTTTAGAATACAAGCCACGGGCACAGAATCCATGTCGGTCTGGGCCTCAAGCAGAAGCGAGCGCACGGCACCCAGCCCCTCCTCCACGGCGTTCCAACCAGCCATCCTGGCCTCGTACTCCCCCAGCGTGGTCGTGGCCCCTCGCGCAAGCTCGGCAGCCTCTGCGTACCGAGGCGCAAGCTCCCGGTCCAGAGCCACCACAGCGTGAGCAGAGACGGTCAGGGTCCGCTGGTAAGCAGACGGCCCGCAGCCGAAAGCGCAAATGGAGACAAAAGCTGGGACGAGCATTGGCATAGCCCTCATGGTTTAGTGACCCTCTCCTCGTTGGTCTGGAGATCGCCCTGGCGAAAAGCCTTTCTCCAAGGGCTCGGACTGAACGAACCCAGTAGAATCCCTGTGAGCATGGTGGAGAGTTCGTCGGCTCCAAAGTAGTAAGCGACGATCGCCCCGGCAACTATTACGGTCAGGGCCACAAGCCCAGTCCAATCGAGTTTCATTGGTAAGATCCTTTCAGCCAAAACGTGACAAAAGCGGCCACGGCCAGAAGCACAAAGAGAGCAACCACGGCCTCATCCTTCATGGTAACAGGCCCGACATGACGATGTAAGCAAGGGCAATGGTGACCGGGATCGTGCCCGCGAGCAGACCCCAGACCCCGGAGCGCACATGGAGGGTGGCAAGGTTGGTCCTCATGCGCTCCATCTCTATCCGCAACTCGTCCAAGGAAGCCTGAGATTGGTCAAGCCTCCACAGCACGAGCTGCTGGTACTTTTGCCAGTCATCCACTTAAGCTGCTATGCCATTGGAAAGATAGTGGGAGAACAACAGCACCGTTCTCGCCGTGGTTATGGCCCTAGATGTGACTCGCACAAAAGCCTCCATGTCATCAGATTCTGGGATACTGGCTCCAGCATGATTAAGGATGAATGTTCTATTTATGTAGAAGTCTATGCCACCAGCGTCAGAGGCAGCAAACATAAGCTCATACATTGTGTCTGCTGCAACAACCACAGAAGAAGCTGTGTTTATAGTATCAGTCCCATCGTCAGTGTAAGTAAACCAGTGGGTGTCACCCGTATCGGTGTCGAAATAGACAGAAACAGATTCCCCATCTGCCACGTCCCGAACACCGACCTCTACTTTTACATGGGTTATGGTTGGTATAGAGACAAAGGCCCGCAACACCATCCCTCCGGTGACTCCTAGCCAACCGAAGTTGGCTCCGTGGGCAATCTCGTAGTAGCTATCGTCAGCCGCGTTGTCGGTCTTTATCTCTAATGCCCCACCAATTTTACTGGTTATAAAAGCAGCCGAGCCTCCGGCACTTCCACCGGGTGTCCACCAGTCCGCGTTATAGTTTACAACCATTGGGTCATAAGCAACCTTGCGTAGTTCTGGAAAGTAGTCCCCTCTGGCGTTAAACCTTGCATTTATGGTTGAACCGCTCTGTATCCTGAGATCGCTCGCGTAGTCGCATTGGTTGGTAGAATCGTCGAGTGTAACAATCGCCAACGACCCAGGGTCAATTACGACGGTGCCCGTACCGTCGAGCGTGGTGGAAGTGGACGATCTGATAGTAGCCGCACCGATGGTGTAAATCAATGTAGTCCCATTGATCGTAGACGATAGATTTCCGTTGTTGGTATCTATAGAGATGTCACCGTTTACTACAGACGATATGCTGACATTATCGTTTGCACTGATCGTGATATCATCTGTAGCGTTTAGAATGACATCTCCAGTAGTGGCATGGGTAGCGTATAACCTGATCCCGCTGGGACCAGCGGCGTCGATCTGGACGTTGCCCGTGGTCGTCCCGTTTGCATCTATGTTTATATGACCGGATGTCGTAACCAGGTCTATGTCCCCTACAGAAGACGAGATGAGTTCAATCCCACCTACTGCATGCAGATCCATGTAAGCGGCGGAGTCGAGCGTAATATCGTTGGTCGCTCCACCAGTTGTTAGATCGATCGGCCCGTTGGTTGTATTGAGGCTGAACAAACCTGTTCCGCCTACGTCAATGTCCATGCCCGCACTTCCGGCGGTGTCGATCATGAGGTTGCCGTTTGCGCCTTGGGCATTTATATTGATAGCACCGTTTGTGGTGAATATTTCTACCGAGCCAGCCGTTCCATAGGCGCGTATATTTGTTTGGTCTGACGACTGTACGGTGGTTACGGAATCGCCTGTCATTGTAAGCGCGGACGCTGCCCCCGCCGCGTGTATAGTAGCGTTGGCGTTTGTTGTTTCAATCGTTGCCGTTCCAACCCCACCAGCGGTTAGCGCAATATTCCCCGCTATGGTCTCCAGATCAAAGGCCCCAGTACCTCCCACATCAATGTCCATGCCCGTGCTTCCGGCGGTGTCGACGATGAGGTTGCCGTTTGTTGCCCCGTTCGCCGCAAGGGTTATCGCTCCGTTTGTAGCAGTAATGCCAATGGGGCTTGCTGTTGCGTTCGTAGCTGAAAGAGTCATTCCGAGTTCGGATTGACTATTCAGCGTAATGTTTCCTAGAGTTGCGTGTGTAGCAGATAGAGCATAGGCGCGAGTTACGTTCAAATTGTAGTTACTCGCGATGCTGTGCGTTTCGGTGCCCCCAACGCCGTGCGTTAGGTTCCCGCCGAGCGTAATGTATGAATCGCTAGCTGCTGCCCCGAGAAGAATCCTACTGCTCGAAGTGGCGTTTCTCACTTCGGCAGTCGAGCCAACCATGGCAGAGGCACCTACGCTCGTTGTGGTAAGAGTTCCTCCGCTGTTCATGGTTACGTTTGTCGGTCCAAGGACCAAGCTGTTGGTAGCACCGGTATTGGAAAGATTTACGCTGTCCCCGACACCCCTTAAAACAGAAGTAGAAGTGAGTTGTATTTCACCAGTAGCGTCAACGTCGAGAATTCCACCTGCGTTGATGTCTACCAGGTCCGACGCCGTGAGCACCACGTCGCCACTGCTAACGTCAACGTTGAACTCAGAACCTACGCCGAGGACGTTTACGTCAACACCAACGGCACCGTCTGTGGCCATGAGGATGTTTCCAAAGGCCCCATTGGCGTCGAGATCGATGTTCCCGTTGGCCGAGTCGATCGAGAAGTTTCCAGAGGAGGCTATTGCCTCGTGGGTCATGGTCGTCTGCCCTGCTCCGGCTACCATGGAGATGGCCGGCACCGTGGCATCGGTGGTGATTTGAATCGCCGCTGTATCCAAGACAGTGTTATCCATCACAATCAGCGGCACCGGTACGATCGCAGCCGGGTTGTACTGGATGTTGATCGACCCCATCGCATCGCTGGTAAGGATCGCTCCACCGATATCATACGTCTGCTGCAGGTTCTCCCCTCCGCCTCCTCCAATAGCTGTTGGAGCAAAGACGTTTGGGGGACCGGCTACAATGCAGACGTACTCTGCTCCGATAGTCGTATCGAAGAACTGGTCATCGATTTCGACCCGAGCGTCCAGAGTATAAGTGCCAGTGGCAGCCTGAGGAAGAATCTTGTGGTTTTTATACAGAGATGGTTTTGACATGATTATGCCTCAATGTTGTGGCCGATTTCGTTCCCGGCGCCAAGGTTTATTACGTGTTGAAGAGGAGTGATTCCGGTCAGCACGTTGCCCGTGCAGACGTTGTTGTCCGAAGCGTTGTCTAGGTCGACACCAGAGTCGAAGGTCGAAACCGTATTGTTGTTTATCACCGAGGTATCTATGTTCACGAGTTCCATCCCGATACTCCCGGCCACCAGACTCGCCGCGACAAAGGTGTTTCCGGTCACAGAGAGCCTGGAGTTGTTCGTGGCAACAAGGCCGCGCTCCGTTCCAGTAGCAGCAGCGGTCATTCTCCACTGATTCTCGGCTATCGAGACCGGGTAGGCTCCGCCAGTAACCCTGACACCGATTAGGGTTGACCCCAAGGTGTTCTCGGTGATGCTCCCTCCTGCTGTAACCATATCGACGGCTATGTCTCCGCCGACCAGGTAGCAGTCGCGAACGCGAGGGTAATCGGACCCGGCGCCCACATGGCATAGGGTCATGTACTGGCCAGGCACAAGAGCATTCAGCGAAGGAGGATACTCGATGGGGTTATGAGAAGACCCGCAGCGCACCAGGTAGCTGGATGAGGCAACGCTCGAAACCCGAAACACTGTCCGAAGGTTCGTGAGCCCTACAGTTCCGGCAACCCACAAATGAGAGTTGATGAATGTGACCCGAACGTTGTGGCATGTAGCCCCTGCCTTCAGATCGACAACCTGGGCGACTCCGCCAGCGGGGCCGATAGGAAATGCCACTTCGACACGTAGACTATCCATGTGCGAATTCGCACTCATATCAAACGCGCTCATGTCACCAATCGCGTCGGTGCGGATGATCGTAGATTGTCTTCCAGATCCTCGTACCGATACGTTGGTTGGGATAACCAGCGGACCGACGGGAGAGCCGACCAAACCGAGATCGTAGATACCCGGCCTGACCCAAACGTCTCTGGCCGTTCCTCCGCCCGCCGCCGCGAGAGCGACGGCCAACTGGGCACAGTCGCCTATGTCGAGGTAATCGCAATTGAGGATCGTGTCTCCAGCAGTTTGATTCCCAACCACAATTCGTGGGCCTCGGATATCGGGCGCTAAGCCCCCGGCATACGAGGTCCACACGGACAGGTTGTTATAATAGACTGGTATACCAAATGTAGTGTCAAATGCCGTGTCTCCGGGTTGAACGCTCGGGTCCACTGGAAGAGACGCGGTTGCAAACGCGCCATGATAACAATGTACTGGTTGTCTTGTTTTCGTTGCCATGGTCTTATCCTAAAATGTTGTGGGCCACTTCATTGGTTGATCCGAGGTCGATGATGTGTTGAAGAGGAGTGATCCCTCTCAACATGTTTCCCGTTACAACGGTGAATGCCGTAACAGCGTCCAATGTAACACCCGTGTCGAAATTTATGATACTGTTACCAGTAACTACGGCACCGTTAACAGCGACCAGAGATATACACACACTCGGTGCCACAGTGGGAGTACCGGCCTCGAATCTGTTGTTTACAACCGATAGACGAGGGTGCCCAGCTCCTGTGACCTCGACGCTCCGTTCTGTTCCGTTTGCAATTCCCAGACAATGACAGTCGTTGCCCTCGATAAGAGTGCTCTCGCTTCCGTTGTTTAGGACAAAATTCCTTTTCGTAAAAATACTGTTCCTAGAAGCGGAGAAACCCCCCAAGTTCGAAGAATGGATACATATATCAGCACCATAAAAGAAACAATCATTGATTTGAGGGGACGAAGTGTTGGCTTGTAGGTAGACCATGTATAGGTCCGCCGCCGGTTGGAAGACCGGGATACTCGTGACCCCACCGTATGGTGTTTTGCAATTGATCAACTTGGCTGAACCGGCATTGGAAGAGATATCAAAGATTCGCCGAAGCTGAGTCAAGGCAACATCTGCCGCGTTCCAGAGATTACCCTGTTCAGCCAAGACAGATACGTTCTGGCAAGTCGCGTTAACCGCGAGAGTTATCAGAGATACTCCTGTTACTCCACCCCCGGCAGGGTCGGGCCTCGATATGTTCACGTAGAGATCTGATATGGTTGACCCGCTGTTTAGAATGAATGCCCTCCCATCCCCCGCATCCTTGGTCTCGATACGAGTGAGACTTCTACCGGCTCCCCGCACCATGATGTTACTGGGAACAGTTATCGGTCCTACCGGAGCCCCTACTAGATCAAGATTGTAAGTCCCCGGTCTGATCCAAACGTCTCTTGCTGTGCCTACTCCAGCCGCTGTGATCGCTGCTGCGAGCTGAGCACCGTTGCCCGTGTCGAGGTAATCGACCTCTGTGGCCACATCTCCAGCCGTCTGGTTGCCCACGATGATTCTGGGTGCCCCTCGAACGCTTGTTGCTGGAAGGGCTCCGCCTGCTCCTACTCCACCGAATGGTCCGCGTCTGCTCATGATTACACCGCCGCCAAGGGACCATCGGTCTTTGTGAAACGGACTACAGCGTTGAACCCAGTGCAAATCAGGTTCAGGAAGATCGCGTGAGCGTTGTCGTGCCGGAAGTTGCGTAGATCCCAATGGACCGTCTCGCCGAGCTGGATGCGCCAGCAGCCGTTGACCGCTGGAGCGAGCGGAGGACCGAGAGCCAGCATCGCAGCCGGGTTACAAACCTGGGCCGTCTGCGAGAACGAGTAGTGAACCACGGGAGTTCCGCCTACACCGTCAGCGCACTGGAGAGTAATCCAATGGCCCTCGTACTCGATGGGCAACTGGAGGGAAGTGGTCGGGTTACCCGCCACCAGGGTTACGGGGAAGATATGATTCGAAAGCGGAGGACTGATACTCGCTTCGGCTACTACTGTTGAACTCATGATCTTGGTCTCCTTTGGGTTGAGGTATTAACGCGCGGTCAAAAGACCGGCGGGTATCTGCTTTCTGTCCGGCTGCTGGAGGTGGCGGTCATATCCGAGAACCCCGGCTTCCTGGAGGACTTGCCGGGGCCCGTGGCGCCCTGGGACTGAGCCTGGTTGTTGGTCTGGTAGCCCATCGCGCCGGGTTGCAGGGAGGCTTGAAACTGGGGGTCCTGGTATGGATCGATCGGGGCGCCAAGGAAGATCGAGGCCGATTGCCGGAAGGACTGTGAGACCGTTCCTCCGTTGGCCACATGCTCGGCGACCTCGGTCATCATGGTCTGGGTCATGTAGGCGTGCATCTGAGGCATGACGGTCCTAACAGCTTCGGCCCCTTCGGCGGTAACGAGTCCGCTGGCAACACTCTCGTACACTCCGATTGGATCTTCAAGGGCTGTGTACCTGTTCAGGAACTCGTTGATCTCTTCGATCGAGGGCGGGTAAGCGTACTGGGTGGGCAGCAGAGGGTCTCGGAGTGTGGGGGGGATGTTTGCTGCCAGGTACTGGACCGCTGCCACAGAGGTCATCGTGGTGTGTGCAGCGAGGGTTGGAGAGAGTTGCTCCAGACCCATCGTGGCTTGGGACATGCGGTCGATCATCACCTGCGGGTTGGAGGCGAGGAGTTGGATCTCCTCGGTGATCTGCTGGTACTGCTCCCGGCGTTCTTGGTAATAGGCCGCGTTCGCCGCCTGGCCTGCGCGAGTGGCGTACCTGAGCGTTACCCCGCTAGCTTTGATTGCCTTCTGGACGACCAGCACGCCTTTGGAGAGCGCGGTCTTGATCTGTCCATTGGCAGCGGTAATCCTGATCGAGTTCTCGGTGAAGGCCCCGAGGATCTGGCGGATTCGGATCGAGTTCATTCCGGCCCGGACGCCTCTGGAAGCAAACCCGCCGACCATCCCGCCAAGGGGACCAGCGACCGCGTGGCCTACCGCGAAGGCGGCCGCGTCAACCGCAAAGCCCTTGAGGTGGTCTGCCACGGAACCCCAAACCGAGGCTCTCTGGGCTGGGGTCTCGTTCAGTTTGAGTTCGGATCTGGCGAACCGAGCCTTGGCCCGCGCAAGCACAAGGTCGCTCCGCTCCCGGCGCAAGCGGTCGATGTTTTCGTTTGCTGTTCTCCGAGCCGGGCTCCTGCGGGGGAGGTTTTTCTGAGCCGACCGGGCAGCCTCGATCTCGTGGTTCTTCTCCGCAATCTGTCTGCCAAGGGTTATCTCTTCCTGTTGGTAGGACTTGATATCCCTGGGCTTGGCAGAAGAGGCGTCCCTCAAGGTCTGAGTTTTGAGTTCCCCTGCGAGCCCTGCTGCTTGATCCATGAGGCCCTGGCGCTCTCCGGCCAGCACTCGGATCTGCCGGTCGCGCTCGATGATCCTTGCCGCGATCGGGTTGTCCGCCACTTCGCCAGCAAGCCTGGCCATATCGTTCGAGTGAGAAACGAGAGAGCCGGAAAGCCGTTCATTTATGCCACGGATATCCCGAGCAATGTCCCGTCCATTGATCGTGTTTCGATAGGCGTCATCTAACGCAGAAAGGTCCGCGCCAATGGAGGCGGAGCGCACGCCAGGGGAGCCAGCCCGCACGGTCCTACTGAAATCGTCCACCTTGCTGAAGATCCCTAGGATCTCCGGCGCGATCGCGTTCCTTCCAGCAGCTTTGGTCAAAGCGTCGATGAGTCTGCTATTTGCAATCGAAGGGCTTACGTCCTCGATCGCATTACGCATGGAGGCGATTCTGGAAGCGTCGTCTGCACTCTGAGACCATGCATTATCAAGATGTTCCCATGCCCCATAAAGTCTACTTTCGGCTGCCTCAGCTTGAGCCCTTATATTCGAAGGTAAGCTGCCCGAGTCAAACTCTAACCGTTCCCAGCCACCTCTGCGAGCCACAGTCCTTGGACCCCTGGTCGCTGGATTTGGAATCGTTCTTGCGTTGAAGGTCTGCTGGAGCCGATCCTTCATTCCAAGGAGTTCTTGGCTGATCTGGTCGTAAGCCTGCCGAGGAGTAAGACCTCCAGGCCCAGACTCAGCCGCGAGGTCTGCTTGCCTGAGCCGCTGAAGGTCGGAACCTTGCTTACGCACAAGAACCTCAAACTCATTTGACCAATTTTCGAGCACATCATCAGCCAAACCGGTGGCCGAAGCGGTCACCTGCTCCACACGCGCCGCCGAAGGCCCCACGTTGACCTCTGGGGAAAGCAATCTGCCAGCCGGGGTTTCGCCAGCCAGCCTCCGGCCAATAGCTCCACGGAAGCCCCTGACGCCTCTGAAGATAACCCCAAGGCCAGCCCCAAAGCCGGTATTGGTCAGGACGGATTCAGCAGAGAATGCTTGTCCGGTCCCTTGGGCATTCGCCGCTTCAAGCATTGTGGAGAAAACAGCGTTCTCGACAAGCTCTCTTCCAATGGCAGTAGTAATCCTGCCGCCTCCAAGAGCAGCAATACCCCTCGATGCGATTCCTCCTGCTCTCGAAGATAGCCCAAGTATACCAACGCCAGGAGCAATGAAATTAGCTGGGGAGCCAAAGATCCCTCCAATCATACCGGCGGCGAACAATCCCTGATTCTCCATTGCCGCTCTTTGAAGCAGATCTATCCGAGCATCACGCTGCTCCTCCGATAGGCCAGCGGCCGCTCCAACACCTCGCGCCGCCAACTCAGCGAGCCCCGGAATTACAAGTGCTGTATTGACGTAACCCCACGCAGCAGTCTCTGGCCCCAGAGTTGAAAGATAACGGTGCTCCTGCCCAGCTTGCTCTCTGGCGGCCGCGTAAGTTCCGTATTGCCTAAGGTCATTATTGCCCGTGACTATTCTTACTCCATGTACTCCAGCCCGCTCATACGCCGCGAGTACAGAGTTTGCCATCGTAATCGGGACACGCTCAACAATGGGCAAGCCGGTCTCAGCAGACGGAACCAACATCTCCAGAGTATCGGAAGGATTTTCCGGCACGAACTGATCAGACCTGATGCGTGATTCAAAGGTTCCGTCGCCCGGATCGTAATCAATCCTGTTCCCGCTTGTATCTAACAAAACAGGAGTGGGCATTACTTTCTCATCCCCTCTCTATGCTGTCTCGCAGTCTCGGTTTGCCCAGCCTGAGGGTCCATAGAGTTGTTTCTCCGCAAGTAGACAGAAGCTAGATTGTAGTCAACGGCCGATCTAGCCCTGTTAATCAAAACGTCTAACTGCCCCGCGTATCTTCCAAAGAAGTCTACACCACCCCATGGCCTCCCATAAGCCTGATTAGCGAAGACTAGATCTGCTACACTGATCGAATTCGCTGACTGCTGCGAACGAAGATTCTCAATCATAAAATTGTAAGCTCTCGTAAAGTTCGCGGCAGCCTGGCTTCCAACGAGACTATCCCATGAAACAGAACGGAACCTTGCCTCTCTAATAAGCTCTCTCTCGGTTATCATAACGTTCCGGTAACGCTCTACAGCACCCCTTAGCGTTTCCTTCTGTGGGCCAGTCAAGTCATTGAATGCCGCAAAGTGAGCTTCTGGTGTAGAAGTGAACGTTGTGCCTGGGACAGTATGCAGAAGCGGAGTTAGGTTTGCAGCTAAAGTGTTAGACGGAACTTCGAGAGGCTCTGCATAGAGTCTATAATAGGCAAACCCTCTGGCGTTCGTAATTGGTCTCCCGTTATGCGTAACGGGCTCCCCAACAACATCAATATTACCCCCTAACTCTTCTGAGTATGTTGGATAATGGAACGCACCAATTGGGGCATCTCCCCGCGTTGCTCTCCACTCATACCAATTTGAGTCTGCATCCATGTCAGTGCGTTCTCCCAGTGGTACCGTCCCCATTGTTCCTGGAGTAACAAGATTTACTTCCTGTCCATTGTGGACAATCACAGAAGGTTGGTCAGTTGGGGCAACTGGAGGAGTAGGTGCCCGCGTCTCGGTCTCTGGGGTAGCCGTAGAAATGCGGCCTGGCCTTCTTCCTGTTCCAGTAGGAGGTGGAGTCCCGGTTGTCGAAGGAGTAGACGGTTCGGCGGCAGCCGCAGAATCTGCCGCTGCCTGTGCAGCCACCGCGTCTGCTTCTTGCTGTTGTCTTGGCTTTGGAGCATCGGTTGCTAAAAGGGCTGCTCGCAGTGCCCTTTGTTGTTCCGCAAAGTCCATTGGAGACAATCCCGCGGGCATCCTGTCTGCTCGATGGCGGAGCCGGTACTGAGTCTCCACCGACACTGCAAACTGAGCCTCTGCGGCTGCGATGTCTGCCCGGGCCTGATCCAATTTAAGTTTTTCCAGAAACGCTTGGAACTCTTGCCTTCTTATTGGAGCCAGCGTCGAGGCAACTATAGATTCTACTTGATGAATAGTATTATCTAAATGAAGGGCGCGGACAGCCTCCCTTGCCGCGATCCCATCGCCTGTAGACTGAAGCATCATAGAGTAGAGATTCAGACCAGAATTGAATGCTCCCCTTTGAGCGGCGGCGTCTTGAACCTGGGCCTCAATGTCTCTATCGATCGCAGAGTTGATTATGTTCAGTGCGTAATTGGGCTGACCCGATCTGATAGCTGCAAAGGTTCCGAGGGCTACGGCAACCGAAGACCCAATCCGAGCCCCTGCGCCTCTGGAGGAGTAGAACCTATCTGGATCTATGGTATTCGAAGCAATGCGCTGCATCCACTGTTGCATGTATTGCTGGTGTTGATTGAGCCTGTCGTCATTATCTGCAATAAACCTGGTAAGTTCGTCCTCGTTATTAGCCAACCAGTCTGCTTGCTGTCCCAATACTCTTGCCTGATCATCTTCTGAATTAGCCGAGATCTCAGATATTTTATACAGGTGCTTCAGGTACTCATTCTCTTTCAGATTGGCCAACGCATAAAGCTCGTCAGGTGCTCTTGATTTCAAAATGCCGGTACGAGTCCATGTGGTCATGGCCATCGGAACCCCTGGCCTTCTGAATCTTGCTCGTCTTCCTGTTCTGAAAAACGTCTCTCCGTGTTCACCAGCTACGACGTTGCCAAAGAAAGCACCTCCAACTGGTGGTTGACCCGGGGCTCCCTCGATTGGTCCAAGTCCGTTTTCTTGATTGTATCTTTCTTCCCATTCCTGCTCTGTCAGATCTTCAGTTGGTACGGTGGTCTGGTGTCGTTGTCTTTCTCTCTCTACCGCAACATCTGCGGCAGGATTCGGCGGAACTTCCATAGAACCTGGCGCGGGTTCTCCAAATATGGAACCAGCAATATCTGCTAAAGGGTCTGCGCTCTCTGGAGTCTGCGGATAGTCTCCGAGTGAGTCGAACCCAGGATCTGCTGGTGTGGAAAATGTTTCTCCAGGGGCCGGAGGAAGTGCCCCGAAGTCAGGATATGGTTGTCCAGTTCTTGGATCTAAAGGTGTATCCACCTGCGCGTACTGCGCCCCTTGCTGCTCTGCGGCGTTCGGGTCGGGGAAGTTTTGCTCCAAAAGCTGGGGGCTGAGTTCGCCCGCTGGAGTGACTTCTGTACCACCTAAACCCCCAGCCTGCTGATCGAGGAAAGTTGCTATCGCGTTATTGTCAAGCGTGTCCTCGACGGCCCTACGCATCTCCTGTTCGTTACCGGCCATTGGATACACCTGTATTTCTAAGGTTACGAGGGATTGCCCCTGGGTTGAACTCTCTCATCAACGCAAGTGCTTGTTCCTGGCCAACTGCCGAAACCAATCCTCTCCAATCGCCCGCCCGTAGGATACTAACAACGTCTCTCGTGACCTGGTTCTTTTCGGCTGAGGGAAGCGATCTCCAGGATCTTGTTCTTTCTGCCAAGCTCATCGCCGAAGGATCTGTCTCTCTCGCCGGTGCTGGCGGGGGCGGCGCGGCGATCGTCCCTCTGTTCCGATTCCTCAGACCGTTTCTCGTTTGGCTCTCAGTGACCTGATCGCTGGTTGGGACCGTAGGTGAAGGGGCCGGGGCTGGCTGGTTGGAGAGTGGAAGTGCTCCCGCTCCGGGTGCCGGTTGCGAAGGGACTCCTCCCGATCGATCGACCGGCTGAGGGGCGTTGCCTTGAGCAGTGGCGGCTGTCTGGGTTGCTCCACCGACCCCTCTCGCAACTGCGCCCTGAACAGCGGCCTGAACCCCTGGGTCTTGGGCGATCGCTTCGGCTTCTTGAGTTATTGGAGAAGAGAGGTCTCCTGCGAGCCCGGCGGTCACTGGAGGGGTCAATCTGGACCCAACCTCTGGGAACCCTCCTGGTGGCACCGGTGCTGTTAGACGATTGCCGGTTTCGGGGAAGGGTCTTGGGACAGGGTTGGTCGCTTGAGGATTCACGTACCCCAATGACATCGGACCAGAGATCGCGGACTGAGCTTCCTGTTTGTATTGATCTGAGGAACCCTGTAATCCAGCCGACTGGGCGGCGACCGCCCGGTTCTTCTGCACCGTGGTAATCCCCTGTGCAGTTGCTGCTCCAATGGCCCCGACCGTGGCGTCGATGGTCCGATCGGCCCTGGCGATTCGGTTCTCTCCAATTTGCTGGTAGGCGAGAAGGTTCTGCATCTGCTGTGCAGACCGGCCCGGGGCCGTAGCCTGGTAAGCCATCTGCGCGTTGCGTTGAGCCAGAGCCGGGGAGATCCCCGTCCCTGAGCTTGCAAGAGCACTCGCGCCCGCCAGGTCTTGCTGGTTCTGGAGAGCGTTCATCCGCTCGGCCTCTTCCTGAGCCTTCTTCCTTTGGCGGGCTGCAACCCCGGCGGAGATCCCCGCCGCCGCAAGAGACGCAACTGCTCCGATTATGGCTGCTATTGGCATGGTTCATTTCCTCGTTGGGCTGGTTGCTGCACTGGTTACGCTCCGACCTTTGAATAGAGTTGGCTTGACCCCGACCTGGAGGGCAAGGGCAGAATACGACGCCCCGCGCCCTGCTGCTACGGTACCATCCACCTCGCGCAAGGAAAACCGGATGGCCTCGCACTTCTGCCTTGGAATATGAATCCCCACCTGCATCGGTTCCCCGACACCGGGGAGGGCCAGAAGCTCAGCGTTCGTCCAGGTTCTCGAATCCGGGTAGGCGAGTTGGTAATCGTAGCCAACGCGGATCAGGAGGTTTCCCGACGAGACGTAGCGGCCCAAGAACATAGCCCTATACATCCGCTTGTAATCCTGAATCCCCGAGAGCTTGATCCAGGGAGTCACGATCTCCGTGATGATGTGCGCCGTCTTGTCCAAGTAGAGATTCGGAGTCTCGGTGATGAGGTCCGTTTGCCCGAGAGCAGTCCAAACCCCGTCCCAGAGGCAGGCGTGCCTGAAGTTGTCGATGGCGGGACCGTTTTCGAACCAGACGTACCAAGCCTCGTGGAAGAAATCGTAGACCAGAGTCTTTGGAGAGAGCGAATCCCCGTAAGAGAACCGAACCTGGTTGGCGTTCTCCACGAGCACACTGGAAGTAAGAGTACTTCCCGCCTCAGAGAAGAACGTGGTCGTCTCCGTCTCGACCGGAGCACCGATGTACTGAACGTTCAGACCACGGTCGAGCAGGTAGATGCCCTTGTC